CATGCCATCAACTCCCCTCCGCAAAACGGGCAAAGCCCGAAGTTGTTCGTCAGCCAATATGTGCAATTTTTGCATTCATTCATCGCTGCCACCGTCCATTCTTGCAAAACAGTAGGGGCAACCCTCGAAGTCGCAATCGATAACAAATATATTCTTAGGCACACTAGAATTACATTCTGAACAAGTATATACCATGCCATTGTCTAACCACCGCCCATGCTTCACAGGCTGAACGTCTGCGGTCGGCTGTTCATCGATCAATTCTTTTGCTGTTATCTCATTATCGTAAAAGCGAGTTAAGTCTTTTTTAAGTGCTTCCGCATCAATATATCTCGGCATAACTATTCTCCTTTCGGTGGTTCGGGCAAAGGTTGCCAGTGGGTTACAAAGGAAAATCTACAGCTACTGCTCTGCCAAAATGGTTCATAGTCAGAGAATTTGTCGCCTGTTGGCTGATAGTACGCGATATCAATCCTTCCACCCTCAGTACATATCAGATATCTTTCTTTATCATCAGGCAATCTATCCTTAACGCTTATCCAGCTGTTTACAGGCTCGGTTTCGATGGTTGGCATATTTTCTATCATGAATAATATCCTGCCAATCAAAGCCTTTTGGGCATCGCTTCTTGCGCAGTTCTTAGCTATCTGCGCTATGTTGGTTGCTAACAGTTCAGCATCTATCGATCTCATCTCTCACCCTCCTATTCCAAGCCTCTCGCGCCTGTTCCTCAGTATCGTATGGCGCGGAGTATGATTTACACTTGTTGCACCTTGCGTACCACTTGCCGAGATACAGATGCACTCTCGACTTGCCGCCGCAGAAGGGGCAGTTCTTGATTTCGTTCATGGCGTTACCTCCTTTTCGTACTTCGGACAATCAGGGCTGTTCTCCAGCAGGCAGTCTTTGCATTCGCCGCTATTGTAAAAACAATCTTTGCACTTGATCTCTTCAAGCCCCATGTCCTCAGCGATGCCGTATCCATACCGCTCATCGGCTGTCTGAATGTCGAAGTCGGGACAGTCATAGCAGCAATGTCCGTTTACAAAGCACTCTTTATGTTTTGTCATTGGAATTCCTCCTTGCAAATTCCTGATCTCCTGTCATGCACCCTATGCACTCCAGTGCAAGGGACAGTTTTCTGAATGGTTCTTGTTCGGCATTGATCTGCCATCTTAGTTCCTGACCGCGTCTGATGTTCTCCTGCATCTGCCGTGAGATGTTCCCGAAGAACTCCCGCCGCTCGCGGTCGGCATCGTAGTCCTGTCTGAGTTCCCGCTGTTTTTCCTCGCATATCTCTTTAGACCAGCCCTTGTGACGATTCATGTATCCCAGTTTTGCAAGCCGTGAAAAATACTTGTACTCTTCGGGCGGGTATTTGTCGTAGTCGAGAGCACCATCTATCGCTTTATCTTCACATTCGGCAAAGAACCGCGGGTCGTCAAACGGGATTCTGATTATCACATCGGGATAATTAACTCTGCTCAATATCCGGTTCTCCTTTCGGAAGTATCGTAAACTGCGTAAAATGGCACTTGTGCAGGGTTGTGCAGGGTTGAAGGCATTTTACAACACTTCTCTATATATTATTTGTTTATTTTTCTATGTGAAAGGAATATAAAAACCCTGCAAACCCTGCACAACCCTTCACACTAATGTCCAATCAGACAAAGTCCGTTAAAGTGAATGCCGTTTCTCAACTTGATTTTTTCATATCTCTTTGACATCTCCATAGAAAATTTTGTACCGCTCATAGTATATTCCTTACCCTGCTCTGCCCACTTTAAATAGGCGGCGTAGAGCTGGCTTGACTGCACGCTCAGACCCTTGCCTTCGGTGCAGCAGTCCTCGATGAATGCCGACAGCACGTCCATTTCACGGTGGTATTCCTTGACACTGTCCTGCATCACCTTCGGCATACGCAGACCTTCTTTGCGATACAGCAGACAGCCGTCCACCGCCCAGCGGAATATACCCGTCAGCTCGCCTTCCAGCTTGTATTTCAGCTGACGGTCTACCTTGTTTTCGGGTATCTGCACGTTGAACGGTATCAGGTGTATTCGTCTCCACACGCCTATATCAGTGCCGCGAATGATAGGTTTATGATTTGTGGACACCCACAGCTTGAACTCGGGCTGAAACTCGAATTCCTCACCGTAGAGCTTACGCGCCGTCACAGGATCGCCGCCTGTCAGCTGCTTGATAAGACCCTCGTTGAGCCTTGCACCCTCATTCGGTTCTGAACAGGTGACGAGCCTTGCTCCTTTTAACCTGGCTATATCTGAGTTGATAGCCGAACCGCCCGAGCGTTTGACCATTATCGATTCAGGCTGTATGTTACTTGCATAGTCGCCGAATATCTCGCGTATGACCTCGATAAAAGTTGATTTACCATTGCGTCCTGAACCGAGCAGGAAGAACATACACTGCTCTGCAGTTGATCCGCTTAGCGTATAGCCTACAGCTTTCTGCACATACCTGATAAGATCCTTGTCATCCGCGAAGATGTCATCTAAGAATTTCAGCCATTGAGGGCATTCTGCGTGCAGGTCGTATTCTGCATTCGTCAGTTTTGAAAAATAGTGCTCCGGTGAATGCTCTGTCACCTTGCCTGTTTTCAGTTCTATAACACCTGCGGGAGTATTGATGTACCCCTTGTGTCGGTCCAGCTGCGAGGGCATGATGGGTACATAGTGCATGGCTTCGCTGAGCATAGCCTTTTTAGATTTGTTCGAGCGGCTCGCTTTGATATGTTTCTGAAAAGCCTTACACATATCTCCACCCTCAGCTTCATCTATCTCAGCATATACTTTGGTCTCTGCTGCCATAGCCTCAACCGATTTATCAGCAAGCCTGCCTATAGTGCCCGTCATGTCTGTACACCATTTTCTCCCGTCGTAGAACAGCCATCTCTTATCGGTATAGCTATACCTGACTTCGCTCCCGAAAAGGTCGCAAAAGCGCTGTGCATTGCCTGTGTCATCGAAAGAGTACAGACGCTGCTTTTCGGTACGTTCCGGGTTGCCCACACTTATTGCAGCTCCACTCGCGTTTCCAATGTTAGCATGAAAATCAGTCTTGCCGCGGTATACCTCAGTACAGTCTGCTATTGCTTTCTGTACTGTCAGCACACCGTAGGTGCTGCCCGACTGTTTTCGATCCCATTTTTCGCGCATAAGCCCGGAGGCTCGGAACATAGCATCCATCTTGGAAGCATCACAGCCTGTCCAGAACGCCAGCATATTGCATAAGGCTATATCAGCCTCTGACTGAGATGAGTAGTAGCCTGACCAGTCGCCCGAATACAGTGCCTTGAACTTAGTGCCGTTCTTTGAGTTTGCCGCTGCTCTGAGTATCTCGTCGGCAGTCTGGGGAAGTGCGGCTGTCTGCCTGATATTCGCAGTCGGTTCCTTACCGCCGCCGATGTACTTTTCATGCAATGGACGAATACGCTCACTGCACTCTGTCACTTCGGCGTACTCACTTATAGGCACCCCCGTCATCACAAAAAATCTGCCGCTGTCGTACATCTCGACCTTGCCGCGCCTGCGCCCGCCTTTTGGTAGGCTGCCCTTGCAGATGATATGTATGCCTGTTCCCGACTGGCTGACCTCAGCGTAGCTTTGCAGGGCGTTCACAAACTCGGTAACTATACCGCCGCCGCCGTCACGGTAGTTTTGCAGGTCCTCCGCTATATCGTCAAGATCTACTCCGAAATACCCTGATTTGCTGAACATGAAACCTATGCCCGACCATTTCTGCGCCGCCTGTACCGCAGTGTCAAAATCCCCCCATGTGGATGGATCGTTCGACTTTGCGAAATTACCGGTCTTAGGATCTATAGGACGTTTGCTCACACCGGAGTGTGAGCGTTCGTCCTGCACTGCCTGCCAGCATACCCAATTAGGAAGGCGGCGAAGTTCCAGCGGTATCGCCTGATATTTTTGCATTGATGTGTTCCTCCTGAAGATTATTTTAAGCTTTACCGCCGATCAGACTCAGAACGGTACTCCGTCGTCACTCAGAACGTCTTCAAACTCGCTGAGATCACCGAGACCCACAGGGGCAGCTGAAGCCTGTGCAAAGCTTTCATTCTTGGTGTTCTTTGCAAACGTCTGCCCGCTGCTGAAACTTTCTTTCTTCTTGAAAACGTGCTTGCAGTCGGGGTACTTGGTCGGGTTCAGCCACTTGACCCTCTCCTGGGTATTGCCGTTATAATCCTCGTGCTCAAGATGAGCTATAACGCACTTGTTCAGCAGATCTTCGCAGTATTCTTTAAGGCTTGCATAGTCCTTTCCGTCAGGCAGACCTGCCGCCTTGCCAAGACTCATAACCTGTGAGAAACCATATCCGCCCACCTGCATATCTATCTGTGTGGGCTCTCTGCGTTTCCAAATATCATAGAACAGCATAGCATTGCCGTACTTCTGTCCTGCAATGTCGTTGCGTATCACCATCTGGACGCCAAGCTTGGTCTTGCCGTTTTTGGTAGTCTTCTCTTCGACTGCGGTTATGATGCACTCATAGTCACCTTCCGGCTTGATGTTTCCGCTGTCAGCCTGTGAAAAATCGTTCTTAAATCCCATGATTATTCCTCCGTTGTTATTAATTTTACTGCGTCATCGGCGCTTCGGCAGATGCCTGCCACGGCGCCACATTCACACATACGTTTTATGAACTTCTTCTGTTTGTCCGAAGCCCTGCCCTTAGCGGTCTTGACTTCGATAAAAACTGCTTTACCGTCTGATACCCTCACACCCGAAAGATCTGAATATCCGTCAGGCAGACCTTCTACACGGCGAAGGTTTATCAATACGTTCTGTTTGAATTCTCTTGAATATACAATATCTCCCTGCCAGAAGTCACCTGCATTCGTGCGGAATATCACGCACTTATCCGATACCGCTATGCGTATCTCATTCTGTATCCTGTGTTCTTCTGTCATGCGATCAGCCCCCTGCGTTTAGCCTGATAGTAAGCCCAGCCCGCTTTGTAGCCGTGTGCCTTAGCATACTCCAGCAGTTCGGGATAGGTGGTGCAGTCGTTGGGTGAGCTTAGGTCTAATTTGAAACCTTCTACCTTGACCAGCCCCACACTCTCATCGACTTCCAATTCTCTTTCGGCAGTCGGAAATTCAAAACCGCAGTGAGGGCAGTATCTTACCTTTTGTCCGGGAACTATCCCGAAAGTAAAGAAACATTCGGGGCACTGGCGCACGGGTTTCTGCTCTGCCTGCTGCTTTTTCTGCTGCTTAGGTTTCTTTTCGAGCGACCATTCACGGTCATCATCGGGCATACCGTGCCTTGCATAGTTGCCCACATGATCGATTATGACCGCCCGCTTGCCCGCCCGATAACGCATACACCTCATGCTCTGCTGTATGTAGAGCGTCAGGCTCTTGGTGGGGCGCAGGAGTATAGCACACTCGCAGTCGGGAACGTCAAAGCCCTCGCTGATGAGGTCAACGTTGCACAGCACCTGCACCTTGCCTTTGCGGAAATCCGCTATGATGCGGTCACGCTCGGCTTTTGGAGTGGCTCCGTCTATATGGGCGGCAGGTATGCCGTTGGCATTGAAAGTATCAGCCGTTGCCTGGGAATGTCTTATACTGGCACAGTAGCACACAGCTTTTTTACCTTCTGCCAGCTGATGATAGTACTTGACTACGTCACCGAAGACCGTGTTCTTTATCATGGCTTTCTCGATGTCTGCCGCCACATACTCGCCCCTCACAGTGTGCAAGCCTGTCAGATCTGCCACGTCCGGTGCATAGTAGTCGTAAGGTGCAAGACAGCCGTTTTCTATCAGCCACTTAGCCGTCACCCCGACTATCAGCCTGTCGTTCACATCACCCAGACCGTCACCGTTCAGACGGACGGGTGTTGCTGTAACGCCCACTCTCGGCACTGCGGCGAAGTAGTCGTATATGCGCCTGTAAGTCTGAGCCAGGCTGTGATGGTTCTCATCGGTGATGATAAGGGCAGGCTTTTTCAGCTTGTGCAAACGTCTGGTAGCGGTCTGTACCATCATCACATCGCATAAGTCCATCAGCACGCCCCATCTGCGGAAGGTATGCACTATCTGCTCCACCAGTTCCCGCCGATGCACCAGAAACAGCACACGCTTGCCGCCGAAAGTCGTGCGTCTTGCCATTTCAGCCACTATGCAGGACTTACCGCCGCCGCAGGGCAGTACGATACAGGGTGCTCTTGCACCCTGTCGCCACGCCTGCCGAACTTGTTCGACCAGGTCATTCTGATACGGTCTCAGACTTGGCATTCTTTGCCTCCTTAACTTTCTTCTTAACGCACTTCATGCAGAGCTGTCTGCCGTAGTTCTTGGTGCTTCCCTCGACGATCTGCTGTACTGTGCGCCTGCCGTCGGACATTATGACACTGCCGCAGTCGGTGCAGCGGGGAAGGTCTTCGCCCTGTTCGAGAAACTCACGCAGCTGCTTGCCGAGTTCGGGGGTTATTATACCGCTCCATTTATCGAGAAAAGTAGTATCCTTAGAAGCACAGGCTATATGTTCACGGCTTATCTGGAAACAGATATCGAACTCGTATTCCGTATTCTCGCGCTGTACAGGTGCAAGTCCTATCTTTACGGGTACTGTCTTGCCCCTGTCGTTGATCTCCATCGCGTATGCCATTTTTGTACGCATGGTAATGATCGTGTGACAGGGTACGCTCAGCAGTGTATTCACAAGGTTGTTCTGCACCTTGCCCGCTTCGTCCCATGCGGTATAGTCGTTCTTGCCCTGACGCTTTGCTATCTCGGATTTGATATCCAGCACACCGCCCTCATTGTCCCATGCATGGGAAAAGCTGTCGATTATGACCACGCCGTTCTCCCCGACAGCCTGCGCCGCAGATTTCACATAGTCTATGTACTTATCTGGAGTATACGGCGGTGTAAGTGCCGCATAAAGGAACTCACCCGTACCGAGATCGGAACGGTTCGCATAGAAGCGTCCGCGCTCGTGTTCCGTATCTATCAGGGCGATCCTGCCCCAGTCACCCGTGAAGCCATAAGCCAGATACAGCGCCGAAAGTGTCTTGCCTGCCCCCGAAGGACCTGTCACAGCTATCCTCGCCTTTGATCTCGCCCTTGTTACTGTTGTAAACTGTACCATACCGCACCTCACTTTATTATTATCGAACGTGTTCTCTGCAAATGGCAGTGCGGGAGACAACCGCCCTCCTGCAAAGCCTGCTTGATCTCGGTCTTATTGATATCGGGTTCCTTGTATCTCAGCAGGTTCTCATTGTGTTCCTGCGCCCACAGTATAAATGCATGAGGATCCTCTATCACAACGCTCTCCGCATTGTTCCTTGTGGAGATCCTTGCCTTCGGGCGGTCTATCTTTTTCAGGTGTATATCATCCATTCTGCCAAGAAGATAGTTTTTCAAGCTCTCGATGCGCTTTTCTCTGCTTCTGCGTCTGGCGGCAAGCACCTTTTCTTCTGCCGCCATCATCTCAGCCTCTGCTTTCAGCACCTTGATGAAGCAAGCCACATTCTCAGCTTTTTCCTCAAACTCGGCTTCAATACCCTCAAGGGTGTCGAACCATGCCTGCTGCATATCCTCACGCTGTTCATCGGTGAGCTCTTCATCTTCAATCATATCGTCCAGCTGGTCATACAGTGCTCTGAAACCGTCTGAAATTTCATAAAGTGTCATATTTATCCTCCTATCTTAATGGGGGGACGGAGTCCCCCATACCCCCTCTGCGCGGCAAAACCCTCGCGCCGATGCAAACTTGACCTGCGTTCGCTTTGGTCGCTACGCTCCCGCCGCTTACTACGGTCAAGGGGCGCTCGGGCTTTTGCCTTGCTATGGGGTTTCTTAACTTTGCTTATTTCCCTGCCAACAATTATGAATTATGAATTATGAATTATGAATTAGCAAAGCCAGCTGTGCAAGCCTGCTCTTGTACTCTTCATTGTCATGCTCCTGCACAAATGCTGTCAGCCGCTTGATACTGTCCACGGCATTTGTAAGCAGAGCCTTGAAATCCTGCTTTTCTTTGTCTTCGGGAGACGCTGCAAGGTTAGCCTTAGCCTGTGCCAGGCTTTCCCTCAGCCCCTGCAGTTCTTCTTCATATTCAAGCTGTGCTTTGTGAAGCGCTTCTTCGTATTCGTCACGAAGCTGATCTCTGAACATCTTGTCTTCCATGTCCTTGCGGGCATCTTCCTTTGCTATGTCCGCATTCAGCTTTTCCATAGCCAGTTTCAGGCGGCGGACTTCGTCGCTGTCGTTGGTTATGACCTCTATGGGGCGGCTTTCCAGTTCCTTTATCTGCTGTTCAAGCTGTGCTATCTTGTCTTTCTGCATCTCGGCATCGGTCTGTAACTTCGATACCTCGCCCCATGCCTTGTTCTCGCTCTTAGTGAGCTTGTCCGCAATAGCCTGAGCATTGTCCGCCTGCTGTTCAAGGGTCTTTATCCTGCCTTTCAGCTCGCGGACAGTGGTGTTTTCAAGATCGGTATTTTCGATTATCTCTGTGCGGGTGGGTTCGTCGAGCTGGGCAAGAAGATAGAGTTTTGTCACCCCTAAATTTAGTGAACTCGAATTCACTAAATCGTTCGGAAGATTTTCTATGATTGTTATGCACTTGTATGCCTGTCTATCTGAAATGTCCAGTTCTTTGGTGCAATAATCATTGAATTCCGAATACCCCAGTTCCTTATACAGCTTGCTGTCCCTCATCTCCTTGATAGCCGTACACATGTCATACAGCGACTGCTGTGCCAGCTGTGCCGACACCTTTATGCGGCGGTCAAGGTCTTTGGCTCTCACTGCATCTGTAAGTTCATTCATGCGGTTTTCCTCCGTTTATTAAATATCCCATCCAGGTATGCCTGGTACTCTTTTTCAAAAGCCAGCACTGTCAGCGGCTTATCTTTTCCCCTGTCGTTGCAGTAGCCCCTGCACTGAACTATCCTTCCATCGGCACTGACTTCCATTGTATAGTAAGGTTTGTCGGGTTCGCTGACCTTACGGATAAACATGATGTGCAGCTTGCCGTAGGCATGGCGCTCGGCGTATCCTCCTACGCAATGTTTTTGTTCTCTGCCTTCTCTGATGATGTCATCACAGCTTGACGGCTGTATCGCTATCAAATTCCCCATGCGGAATTCAAGAACCTTGCGCTTGTCGTAGTTTTCCGCAAAGGCTTCATGCATCAGCTTGTCGGTGTTGTACTTTACCATCGCCGAAGAACGCTGATGAAAAGCATAGAAATCGTGCGGCAGCGAGTATGCAGTGTCATGCAGATCATAGCCCAGACTGAAACACTGCTTGATGTGATCCTCGTAGTCATAGCACCTTATGTCCTTATCCACAAGGTACTTTGCTATCCTCACTGCCGTCAAGCCTGTGTGATATGATGTCCGTTCGGCTCTTGTAAAGTCACTGCCGAAAGCATCATACAGAAGGATAAGGTCATCGGGCTGCAGTTTCGGAAAGCGGTCTTTCCAAATCATGTAGGACGAATACAGCTTTTCTCTCCCTGCAAGAGCCTTGAACTCGGTGCGGTTCAGCCCTAGCATTTTCAGCAGGTTATTCGTCTTTAAATTTATTCGTCCGTCCACCCTGAGTGCGTTGGTATTATATGTCCAGTAACCTTTTGCATACTCCTCAAAAACGCAGTCATAGCCTGCTTTCACCAGGTATTCAATGTTCGGGTGACGGCAGTAAAGGCACAGATAGCTGACTATCAGTCTACCGGTGTATGCTGTGGTCTCACTGTACTTCATGTCACTTTTCGCTACAGCTTCCCACCCTAAGACAGTGTAGCTGTTGTCAGCACCGTAGCCATGAGTATAGTAGAATACAGGCTCACGCAGTTCGGTGCGGGCGACCCATTTATCATGCTCATCTTTTCCGTAGCGCACAGCACCGTCCTTTGCAAATGCATAGCGCTGTACCTCACGAACATCACCCTTGCTGTATCTGTGGTAGCAGCGGGCGAACAGCTCCCGCCCCGAAGTCACCAGAACCACAAAATTTGCCGCATATCTGCCCTGCATCATGTCCATGTACTTCTTAGGTACTTCGGGCGGGAACATAAGCTCCAGCTTGCGCTCTTTTCTCATATCCTCACCCCTCAGAAATCCAGCAGATCATCAAGGCTCAGCTCGACCTTATTCGTGCTCATGGTGATGGGCTTGTCCTCGCCCGAATACCCGCCGTCACCCAAATCAAGGGTCATGCTCGTCCTTATCAGTGCTGTAGGAAAGTAGAACTCCACTGCCCTGCGGTACACCTCTATATCCGAGATACTGTTCCCGCAGCCTTTGACAGTATGCTCGATGCAGTCAGCTAATGATCCTCCTTGCAATACTGCCTGTTCAAACTCGGAGTTCTGGCGGCAGAAGTCTTCCAGTGCAGCCGTCACAGCACTGCTCACCGCAGAGCCTTTCTTTGTCAGTTTGGCAGACTTCATGTCTTCGATGAATTTATCTGATATTGTCATATTTCAACCTCCTAAAACGCCAGCCCGAAGCTAAGAGCATAGTCCTTACCGCCATAGCGGAATATTATGTGAGCCTGTTCGCTGTCGGCTCTCAGGGACATCACTTCGACATTATCACCGAAACTTTCCTCTATGCCTATGAGCATGGTCTGCATAAGCCCTATGACTTCAACACCGTGCAGGGCTTGACTTTCCGCCGTTTTTGCGCTACCCTTAACTTGTAAAGTTTTTACCTCTGAGTCTGTCGCAGTTGCCGCTGCGGCGGGCTCTTTTTCTGTCAGCTCGCTCATCTTCATCGAACTTATAATGTTATACACGGTTGACTCTCCTATGTTATACTTGTCTTTGATCTCTTTCGGAGACATACCCGCAAGGTAGTCCGTTGCCACGCCCTGCCTTGTCTCCTCCGGTATTGCTTTTGCCATTTTTTATCCTCCTAGAATGTTTTCAAAACGTCTTTTGTCAGTGCCAGCAGGCTGTCTGCCGTGACGTTTATCGTCCTTACGTTCATCTCATCGTCGAAAGTCACATCGACAAGCTCCGTCCCGCCGTCGGTGACGTAGTATTCGGCACGGTAGTGATCGTTATCAAGCACCTCGCGCAGCACCACCGTCAGCACCGTGCGGACGTAGTCGTACTTCCGCTTCTGTTCTTCGTCGAGTAATCTACCTCTCACCGCTCAGCACCTCCTCCTGATATGCTTTCAACGCAGTGAGCGCTTCGTATCCTCGCTTGGTGTCGGTGTAGCTTGCCTTTTTCTGCCTGCGGGGAAGCAGCTTGCGATAGTCAACCTGCCCTACGTCCATCTGCTCGAACTTGATACCGAACTTTTCCAGTTCGTGCTCAGGTTCGGCGGGCTGTTTTTCTTCCAGTGCCGCCCTGATCTCGCTCAGACGCTTGTCCCCGACACCGAACTCCATGCAGGTCTGCACAAGTGCCAGTTTTATGTTGTTCGCCAGAACTTCGATGTTTGCAGGCACCTTGATGCTCGGGGAGTTGCGCTTGACGAACTCCACACACCACGCGGTATCTATGCCGCATTCTTCGCACCACTGAGCCATCTTGTAGTCGTATGCATCGGCTTCGTCCAGCCTATCCATCTCGTCGCAGTTGTTCGCATACTTCTCCAGCCAGAGCTGTATGCGCTTCTTGTAGAACTGCTTGGGATAGAGCCTGTTGAGCGTCAGCATTATCCTCGCGAGATTCCGCAGGTTCTCCAGCATGACGTTGTACAAGATAACGTTTTTGTGGTAGCCTTTGATCTTAGGGTTCGTCATAGCCTTTTTCCTCCTGCTTGCTCTTTATCGCTTTCGTCATCAGCTCCAGCATCTCAACGGGCTCGATACCCGCATCTTTTGCGAGAAGTTTTACGAGCGCTATCGTCGCATTCAGTGCACTTATGCCGGTGCCGATTACTGAGCACGCTCCGATAGAACGGTTCTCAGCTTCCTTTTCACCTGTGTCGTATACTAAGATCAGCGTCTTCTTGTTCTGCACTGCCAAGTCGCTGAGCATACGGATGTGATAGTCCGCACTACTTATATTCATCATCCTCACCTCCGTCATCATCATTAAGTTCCACGCCGTTTTCCACGAAGAACCTTGCCAGTTCTATGGCGATCTCCATAGCTTTCAGTGCCACAAGAAGAAGCACCAAAAATTCAATCTTTGTCATTTCTCGTTGCCTCCTCGACTCTGCGTTCACAGTCCTGCTGGTATCTCAGGCGCCTGCGCCTTTCGGCTTCCACGCGACCCTCAGCTCTCAGCAGGGTGACCAAGATCGCAGTCGCACAGCCCATCAGCATCAGACCGACGGGCTTGCTCACTCCCGCAGCCACGAACACGCCTGCGTGAAACGCTATGCTCCACAAGGCTATGCAGATGCCTGCTTTTCCTTCATTGGTCATTATGTTCCCTCCTGTTCTTCTCGACGTCTCTTTTCGACAAGGCGCTGCTCGACGTTGCTGGCGATACGGCTTGCCACGTTGATAAATTTCTCCAGCTCCTTAGCAGGGTCCTCGGAACAGCGCCTTTTCACCGTGCATATCACCGTGTACGGCTTCCCTGTGG